AAAGAATATAAATTTGAATCATGCCGTGATAAAAATCCATTACCATTTGATTTTTATGTAAATAATGAATATTTAATTGAATATGATGGAGATATTCATTTTTTCCATAAAAATAATGGTTGGAACAATGAAGCAAATTTAAAAAAAATCAAAAATCACGATAAAATAAAAAATGAATGGTGTAGAAAGAATAAAATTCCTTTAATAAGAATACCATATACAAAATTAAATTCTTTAGTAATAGAAGATTTATTATTAAATACATCACATTTTATATTAAAAGGAGATTAATAAAATGACAAATTTTAAAATAAAATTAAATTTAAAAAAATATCCTGTCTCTGATTTATCTTCTATTATAAATGCACCAGTTTTAAAAGAGGGAAAAGTAATAGGAATAATTACTAATTATTATATAGATGCAGATGAAGCCACAGGATGTATATATGATGATATAATTCCAAATTTTGATATAAATACTCAAGATATTATTTCAATGGAATTGAAGGAGGTTACCTATAATGCAAAATAAATTAAAAAATTGTTTTTAGTATCCGTGTAAATTTTATTCTTATAGTTGGGAATCACCTTATTTTGGAGATTGGTATTGTTTAAAACAATAGTGTGAAATTGATGACATAATTGAAAAAATAAATTGTAAAGATTTTCAATTAGCAAAAACATGCCTTGATTGTAAGCACTCTTAGCTAAGAGTATATGAGACAGGCACTATAGATGATATTGAATATAGATGTAAATTGCAAAATGATAAATTAATTTATGATGATGTAGAATGTGGTATTTATCATTATTATAATATACCAGAATGTAAAATAAATAAATTTGAATTGGAGTAGTAAATAATGTGGAATAAAAATATGATATTAATTGATAATCCTTACCATATTCCTACTAAACATTATTCAAATGGTAAATTCTATCCTATGGGGATTATAAACCGTAAAAAATATTGTATAATGCCATGTTTCTTTTTTGACAGTATTTATTGTACTTATTAGATAAGTAGTGATAATCAAGAAAAAGCAGCAAAGGAGTGGGAAGAATGCAATTAAATATGATGAAAAAAACAAAAGAAGAATATATAAAAATAATTGATTTTTTAATGAGCGTAGAAGAGAACAATGAAGACGTTTATGAGACTTTAAAAACAACTTTAAAAGAAGATTTTGATTTTGAATATTATAGTCCATATGAAGAAGAAAGGTTGCAATATGCAAAATGATTTAACAAAAGAACTAAGTACAAACTTTATAGAATATGCGGTCGCCGTTAATACCGACCGTGCAATTCCAGATGCTAAATCAGGTCTTAAACCAGTCGCTAAACGTATTCTTTGGTCTGCATTTGAAGAGAAAAGATTCTCATCTAAACCTCATGTGAAGGCCGCAAGAATCGTTGGCGATGTGATGGGAAAGTACCATCCTCACGGTGATTCCAGTATCTATGGAGCAATGGTACGACTTTCTCAGCCTTGGGTAATGAGATACCCTTTAATTGATTGGCATGGGAATAATGGAAATATTGCAGGTGATGGACCAGCTGCAGCAAGATATACCGAAGCCCGCCTCAGTAAAATATCAGAAGAAGGAATGTTAAATGGAATTAAAAAGAATAATGTAGATTTTATTCCAAATTATGATGAAACTCTTGATGAGCCTGTTACTCTCCCTTCTGCCTTTCCTAATCTTCTTTGTAATCCTAATACCGGCATCGGGGTGGCGATGGCATGTAATTGGGCCCCTCATAACCTTAATGATATCGCAAAAGCCATTAATGATTTTTTGGATGGGAAGTCTCCTAGATTGGATGGTCCTGATTTTCCTACGGGAGGACTTATAATTAATAAAAATGATATTCCAAAAATCATGGAAACAGGTCATGGTACTGTAAAAATTAGAGCAAGATATACAATAGAAGGAAATAAAATAATCTTTTATGAAATTCCGTATGGAGAAACAATAGAAGGATTGATTGCGGAAGTTGGTAAAGCATGTGAAGAAAAAGAGATTGAAGGTATTTCAGATATACATGATGAAAGTTCTAAGAAAATTAGAATCGTAGTTACATGTGATAGAGGCATTGATCCGAATACTATTGTTGCAAAGCTTTATGCAAAAACTAATTTTCAAACATCCTTTAGTTATAATCAGGTTGCTCTAATTGATAAAACCCCAACCGAATTAAATTTACGTGATGCAATTGCTATTTATGTAAATCATAATATTGATTGTATCATTAAAGAATGTAAATTTGATTTAGAAAAAACAAAAGCAAGATTAGAAATTGTAAATGGATTACTTAAAGCACTTGAAGATATTGATAATATTATCGCTTTAATTAAATCATCTGAAAGTGCGGCGGCCGCCAAAGTAAACCTCATATCTAAGTACAATTTTACAGAAAACCAGGCTAAAGCAATTCTTGCAATGCGACTTTCTTCTTTAGCAAAACTCGAAAAAGTAGAGTTGCAGAAAGAAGGAGCTGAATTAAATAATAAAATTAATGATCTTACTGATATTCTGGCTAATAAAAATCGACAGGAAGAAATTCTTAAAAATAAACTTAATGAACTTGTAAATAAATATGGCGATGCCCGTCGTACAGAATTAACTCAAATAGAGGAAAGTAAAGATGAAAAAGAAAAAATAGAAATAGTTCCAGAAGATGTTGTAGTTATTGTCACATATGGGGGTGACATTAAAAGAGTACCAAAAAGAAATTTTAAAACTCAGCATCGAAAAGGAGTAGGGACTAAAACTCTTGACCAGGCGGTTTTATCAGTGACATCTACAAATACCGCTGAGTCTTTAATGGTTTTTACTTCAATAGGTAAAATGTATAAATTAAATGTAAATAACATTCCAGAAGGTACTAATGCTTCTAAAGGCACTAATTTAAAAACTATTCTTCCCTTTGAGTTAGGAGAAGAAGTGCAAGCTATTACTGCTCCAAACGACAAAACAGCAAATTATGTAGTTTTCTTTACAAAGAATGGTTTAATTAAAAAGACAAAGATAGAAGAATATACTTCAACAAAAAGAAAAACTGGTATTCAAGCCATTAAACTTAAAGAAAATGATAAATTAATTAATGTAACTTTTATGGATAAACAAGATGTTATTTTAATTACAAAATTAGGTAATAGTATTTATGTACCTACAAATGATATAAAAGCTATTGGCAGATTAACATCAGGAGTCAAAGGAATAGGACTTAAAGATAATGATGAGGTTGTTACAGCATTAGTAATATCTTCAAAAGACAATGAAATTGTACTGACCACATCATCAGGAAAAGGGAAACGTATTTCTCTTAATAATTTTGTTATTCAGAATCGCGGCGGCCGCGGTGTAAGTTGCATTAAACTAGACCAAGAAGATTATGTAGCGGCGGCCGCATCCGCCCTGATAAATTCTTCTCTTTTGATTATTGGCAAACCAAATTCAATATGTATTCCTGTTTCTGAAATTACACAGCAATCTAAGACAGGATCTGGTTCTAAAATTATAGAACGCAGCTTAATTCAATCTATTGTTGTATTATAAGTGGAGTATATTAATTCTCCACTTGTTTTTTTATAAGTTTTTTGATATAATATATTTAGAAAGTAAAAGAGGAGCAAAAAATATGTATCCATCTAAAAAAGATTATCATAATAGTGTATTAGTTAAAATATATGATGAAAAAAATGAACATCAAATTAGAAGTTTTTGGACGCAAGAGCCGGAAATGTTTTTGAAGATGTATACTTTTTTATATGAAAATGATATTGATATTGATATTGACCCTGATAGTACTGATAATAAGAATGATCCATATAATGATAAAATAGGGACAATAAAAGATATTACCTTTTCCACGGGTGGATCTTATACATTTAATATTATTAAAATTTATGTAGAAGTGAGAGATTATAGATAATGAAAATTATTAAAAGTGGAGATAAAAACAAATTAAAACAAATTCAAACTTTTGATTGTGATTTTTGTGGGTGCTTATTTGAAGCAGATAATACAGAATATAAAATAAAGTCACAATATAATGAACAATATTATTATGTAACTTGTCCATTTTGTGGAAGATCTGTATACAAGGAAGTGTATTAATATGTTAGCAACATTAGAACCAAAACAGGAAATGATACGTTTAATTAAAGAACTTAATCAGGCTACCATTGCATATGATGAAGGTGCCCCTATTATTTCAGATAAAGAATGGGATGAAATGTATTTTAAATTAGTAGCCTTAGAAAAAGAAACGGGAGAAATTTTACCAAATTCTCCCACTCATTCTATTTCTTTTGAAGTTATATCAGAACTTAAAAAAGTAGAACATAATCATCCTATGCTTTCTCTTGATAAAACAAAAGACTTAAATGTAGTAGAATCTTTTATTAAAGGGCATGATTGGGTTGCTATGGCAAAAATGGATGGTCTTACTTGTTCTTTAAGATATTTAGATGGTAAATTAGTATCTGCTGAAACTAGAGGTAATGGTGTTATTGGTGAAGACATTACTCATAATGCTATGGTTATTCCATCTATTCCTAATACTATCCCCTATAAAGAGGAAGTAATTGTTGACGGAGAGATTATTTGTACTTATGAAAATTTTGAACAATTTAAAGATATGTATAAAAATCCTCGTAATTTTGCCGCAGGTAGTATTAGACTTCTTGACTCAAAAGAATGTTATAATCGTCATCTTACTTTTATAGCTTGGGATGTAATTAAAGGTGGAAAATATAATTATTTATCTAATAACTTGTCTACATTAGAAACTTGTGGGTTTGAAATAGTTCCTATGCTTATTAATGATCCAAAAGATGGAGATGCTTTAGAAGATTACGTTAATACAATAAAACATATAAGTAAAGATTTTTCATATCCTATTGATGGTGTTGTATTTAAATATGACACAATTGAAGAATATAAAGCAGCTGGACGTACAGATCATCATTTTAAAGGTGGATTAGCATACAAATTTTACGACGAATTATATGAGACAAAGCTTCGTGATATTGAATGGACAATGGGTAGAACAGGTATTTTAACACCAGTTGCTATTTATAATGATGTAAACATTGAAGGAACAATTTGCAATAGAGCAAGTCTTCATAATTTAAGCGTTATGAATACTTTATTTCATAATACTACTCCATATGTAGGACAAAATATAAAAGTATTTAGAAGTAATTTAATAATTCCACAAATATATTCTACAGAAGAATATGAGATTAAGGATGGAGTAGAATATCAATTTTTATCACCACCTATTATATGCCCATATTGTGGAGAACCAACAAAAGTAAAACAAGATAATGAATCACAAGTTCTATACTGTAGTAATTCAAATTGTGAAGGTAAATTAATTAATCGTTTAGATCATTTTTGTTCTAAAAAAGGTCTCGATATTAAAGGTTTGTCAAAAGCAACACTTCAAAGATTAATTAATTGGGAATGGGTAAATTCTATTTCTGATATATTTAAACTTTATAGGTATCAGTCTAAATGGATGAAAAAATCTGGTTTTGGACAAGCATCAGTAAATAAAATTATTAATGCTATTGAAGATGCAAAAAACTGTACATTTGATAAATATCTTTGTGCATTAGGTATTCCATTAATTGGTAAAGTTGCATCAAAAGCATTAATGAATACATTTAATGATTATAAAACCTTTAGAAAAGCAATAGAAGAAAAAGATGAAAAATTATATCAAATTGCGGGAATCGGTGAGGTAATGATTGATACCTTACTCAATTATGATTACACCGAGGCGGATGAAATTTTTAATAATTATATTAAAGAAATTAATGTTGCGGACGCCCCCTCTTCAAATGATACCATATTAAATGGAAAAGTATTTGTTATTACAGGAAAATTTAGATCTTTTAAAAATAGAGATGATCTTAGATCTTTTATTGAATCTAAAGGTGGCAAAGTAACAGGTTCAGTTACTTCTAAAACGTCATATTTAATTAATAATGATACGTCAAGTCAAACTTCTAAAAATTTGACGGCAATAAAAATGCACGTTCCAATTATTAATGAAGAAGAGTTTTTAACTTTAGTAACTGCTCCCAATGAAAGCATTGAACCTAATTATCTTAATTCAGCAACTTGAAAATTATAAAAATTTTTAGTATAATAATCATATGAAAAATAAAGAAGAAAAGATTATAAAATTAGCTAAAGAAATTATTGAGTTAGAAAAAATTATTTCTAGGGGACAACTTGAGGACAAAAATGTTCAAAGTGCAATGCACAGAATTGAATATATAATGGAAAGATTAACAATCAAAGAAGGGTTAGATTTAAACGATACCGTTATGAAGTTGTTAAAGAATTGACTTTTTAAAAAAATTATTTTATAATATTATTATAATAAAAAGAAAAAATAAGGAGAATAAAAATGACAAAAATGAAAGTTAATAGTTATAATGTTTTTAATTATGTAAAGGCTCATGAGGATGAGAATATTACTGCTAAGGATATTGCTGAAGCATTGGAGCTTGATCCTAAGCAGGTTAATGGAATTATTACAGCTGCTTTCCAGAGACATCGTAGTGAAGAGGTAGATGAAGAGGGCAAGAAAATTATCGTACCTCTGATGGAAAGAGTGGAAGGTGAACTTGAAATTGAACAGGAAGATGGTAAGCTAAAGCATGAAAGTGTCAAATTTATTAAAATGACAGACGCTGGACGTGCATTTGAAGCAGAATGTGAATAATTTTACATAACGGGTTAAGGTATCTTAACCCGTTTATTTTTAAGAGGTTATGATGATAATATTTGTTTTAGCTTTAATATTATTTATTATTAGTTGTGTTTTATTTTATCAAGCAAAACAGATAAGAACAGAACGATAGAATGAAATTGCTTATATTCAACAATAGATTCAAAATAAAGAACATGAACTATATTTATTGAAATAGAAAACTGTATAGGCTCTTTCTCAAAATTAGCAATAGACAAAAAGACTTTTAAATCAAAAATTAGAATTAAATTAGCAAATAAAAGAACAATAGAAAGAATTACATGAAACATTATTAACTAAACAAAAACGTTTAAATCAATAGTATGAACATAACAAATGGCAAACAAGTAAAGCCTTTGAATCATATTGTGACACCTTAGATTAGCTATATACAGCAGAAGAGCATAGATTTACTGCGCAACTTAATGCTTTAAAAACAGAACGAGAATAGGCTGAAAATCAATTAGCCTAGATTAAAAAAGTATATGAAGCAGCGACCGCTGCACGTCTAAGAGAACAAGAAAATGAATAGAAATGGTCTTTTTATAAAATTAGATTAACAGATCAGCAAGCAACTGACATTGCTAGAATTTAGAAATTGAAATAGAATCTTTATGACCCTACTATTGTTTCTAAGGTGATTTGGTCGGCTTATATTTTAAAACCAACATCTGATCTTTGTAATAGAGTTCTTGGCTCAAAAACAGTTTGTGGTATTTATAAAATTACAAATAAAGCTACAGGTGAGGTATATATTGGGCAAAGCGTCAATATAGCGTAGAGATGGAAGCAACATATAAAATGTGGATTAGGGATAGATGCTTCATCTACAAATAAATTGTATAATATAATGCAAAATACAGGTGTTTGGAATTTTACTTTTGAAGTTTTAGAAGAATGTTCGCGTGATAAATTAAATGAAAAAGAAAAATTTTGGATTGAAATGTATCAATCTAATAAAATAGGTTTAAATAGCACAAAGGGAGGAGCTTAATGAAATTTTAGCATACCCAAGTAATGAATTTTTAGGGGGCTTTCCGCGGCCTTCGTAATCCTTTAAATAGCTGGGATAGGTCAGATAGTTATTTTGGAATAGATAATATAGAATATTGTGATTTTGATTATGAAGTTGCTAATTCTTATATTGAAAATAATGAAAAATATGATTGGGAACAAGAATATGATAAATGGTATGAAGCATCAGAAAGATATGCTGAATGGTTACGAAATAATGGAGTTTTACGACTAGGATCTGATTATGTGGAATACGCTTTTCTCGGCCCAAAAGATTTAGACCTTGCTCAAAGAATGATAAAGGCAGGAGATAGTGATAGTAAATTTATGAGACAAATTTTAGTCTCTGTTGATATTACTGCACCATTATATTGGTGGAAAGAAATGGATCAATATAAAATCGGTACAGTAACAAATAGTACATCTACAATGCATAAACTTGCAACTACTCCTATTACAAAAGATTGCTTTGAGTCAGATGATTTTTCAAAAGATTTAATTCTTTATGAAGAGCAAGAATCAAAAACAGACCATAATGATGTATTTACCTCAGCAGATATGATGAATACTATTATTAATTATTGTGAAAATCTTAGACAATTATATTTAAAAACAAAAGATAAAAGGTATTGGAAAGAATTGATTAGATGGTTGCCAAATGGATGGTTACAAACTAGAACCTGGACCGCTAATTATGCAATTCTTCGTAATATATATTTTCAACGTCAACATCATAAATTAACATAGTGGCATAATTTTTGTGAATGGATTAAATCTTTACCTTATAGTAATGAACTTATTATTTATAAAGAGAATTGATTTTTTAAAAAAATTATGATATAATTATTATACAAAAGTTAGAAAAGAAAAAACAAGGAGAAAAAAATAATGCGTAAAAATGTAAATATGGAAAATATTGAAGGTAGAGTGTATGAACATGATCTAACTTTGAAAACTGTTCAGAAT